GGCATAGCCGGGATGCTCGATCTGGACGCGGCTGCCGCCGATCACGGTTCCGTTCATTGGTTTGCCACCTTCAGGACAAGAGTGATCTGGCGCCGGCGCGAAGGCGTCGCGTCGGTCTGGATGGTCAGCGTGATCGGCAGCGTGACGCCGCTGCCGTCGAAGCTCGCGTCGTCGTGGAACTCGGCGTCGATCTCGAACCAGAGGTCGATCGCGGTGTTGTCGAGCGTGAGCTGGTGCGCGCGATCGCCGCTGTCGTGGATGATGAGGCCGAGCGCCGTCGCCTCGGCCCAGGGCTCGAGCTCGTAGCTCTCGATTGCCTCGTCTTCCTCGAGCAGCCGGCCTGCCAGCGGAATTCGGTAATCGACCAGGTCGGTCGGATCCATCGCCTGGGTCCAGACGATGGCATTGGGCGGGATGGCCATGCCCTTCCTTTCAGGCGGTACGAGTTTCGAACAGGCGCGAAGCGGGCGCCGCGATCCGGTCCGCATAGACCCGCGCCGGAACCGCGGCCTCGCGCGCCGCGCGAAGCCGCAGCGGGATCGGCGCGGTGCGTGCCGGCGGCGGATAGGCCCGGCGGATGATCACCGAGACGAGCGTGTCCGCCCCCTCGGCCACGTCCAGCGTGCCGCGGATCAGCAGTTGCGACGTCGCCGCGAGCGTGTCCCCGCCCTCGGTCACGGCGAGCGACCCGCTCAGCCGGAGCGAGCCCGCCGCGCTCAGCGTGTCCGGCGCCTCGGCGATCGCCGCCGTGGCGTAGATCACGAAGCCGCCGGTGGCGGCCAGCGTGTCCGCCTCTTCGGTGACGGCGAGCGCGCCGGTGATCGAAAGCGAGCCGCCCGCCGCCAGCGTGTCCGCCGCCTCGGCGATCGCCACCGTGGCCGCGATCGGGAGCCTGCCCGTCGCGGCGAGCGTGTCGCCGCCTTCGGTCAGGCTCGCCGTGCCGCGGATGGCTAGGCTCGCCGCCGCGGCAAGGCTGTCCGCGCCTTCAGTCAGCGACGCCGCCGCGCGCAGCCCCAGGCTTGCGGAAGCGGCGATCGTGTCGCCGGCCTCGCCGATCGCCGCGCCGGCGGTGATCGAAAGCTGGGCCGCCGCCGCGAGGCTGTCCGACGCTTCGGTCAGCGATGCGGCGCCGGTGATCCCCAGGCTGCCGGTGGCGGCCAGCGTATCGGCCGCCTCGGTGATCGAGGCTGTACCCACGATGTCGGTGATCGCAGACCATACCGCGATCGTGACGCTCGCTGGCCGGCCGCCGCCGGTGAAGGTCCCGGGGTTCTCGCTGCTCGCCGTTGTCTTGCGCCAGGCGGCAGAAATCGTCGATCCGTCCGACCCGCCAGCTGCTTGGTTGGTAAAGTCGTTGTAACCGGAAGGCCCAGCGGTCGCTTGGTTAGGTCCGAAGCCGTCGCCGTAGCCGGCGAGCCAGAGATATTCTTTTGATCCTGGTGTCGGGGCGAGGTTCGGCGGGTCTGCGGTTTGCGCGAATGCGGCCTCGATACCACCGCCTCCGCTCGGGATGCGGGCGACGATTGCGCTGTATTGTTCGCTTGCTGTTGAAGCAATGGTCAGGCTGGTGCTGGTGCCGGTCGCCAGGAGTTGAAACACGGCGACGGTGCCGCCCAGAGAACTATTTTGCTGACCTACCTTATGCCAGCCCCCGGTCCCGTCACCGCCGCTGACACTGAGCGTGGGCGTGCCGTCTGCCGTGACGATCGCGACGACCCGCTCGCCTGCCGCGACCGTCCAGCCCGACAGCAGCGACCAGCTGGTCGCGTTCGTCGTCGAGCTGACAAACGGATAGAAGGTGGGATCGCCGGGATAGGCCACGACGGGCTCCTAGGCCGTCAGGCGTTGCCGGCGGTGAGCGTGAAGCTGGTGACCTCGAAGGGCTGGCCGGTGGCGAAGTCGGTATTGTCGACCGTCATGTCGCCGCCGCCGCCGGTGATGGTGACCGTGCCCTGCGCGTGGCAGGTCGTGCCGTCGGAGGCGTAGAGCCGGAAGTGCGCGGCCGTGCCGTCATCGTCGGCGGCCGTGTCCTCCCAGGTCCCCGACTTTGCCTTCGTTCCGGCCGAGGCGGCGGCCATCCAGTCGGCGGGCAGCGCGAGCGTCGCGAGCACGTCGCCGCTGTCGGCGGCCGCGCAGTTCGCCGGTGCGGCGCCGGTCCGAATCTTGAGCACGGCGCTCGCGCCGATCGTGGCCTCGACGGCGTCGAGCCGGGCGTTTCGAACCGCAACCGAATATTGCAGGGCCATCAGGCGTCTCCTTCAAATAAAGAAGGCGCCCCGAAAGGAGCGCCAGTGTTCGCCGCCCAGGGAGGGAAACGGCGGGGTTCAGGCGGCTTCGCGGATCGTGAAGCCGGTCGTGACGAACGGTTCCTTCAGGATCGTCCAGCCGTCGAAATCGATCAGCCCCTCGATCCGGGGGGTCAGCATCTCGATCACGTCGTTGTTGCTCAGCGAGACGCGCAGCATCGGGTCTATGGTCAGCGTGACGCTGCCGCCGGCATTGCCCGTCGCCGCAGCCGCGGCGGCGTGCACGTACCTCCTACCCGCGTGCACGATCGAGAAGAACTGCCCGAACTTGATCGGGTAGAGCGCGGTCAGACCCTTGATCGGCAGCGAGGTCCCGCCCGAGACCGCCCCGTCGACCAGCGGCGAGCCCGGATTGCCGACGTCGAGGCCGGGCTGGGGCCAGTCCATGATCGCACCCTGCTGCTTTGCCAGGCGCAGCTGGGCGGGCAGCTCGCGGCCTTCCTCGCCCTCGCGCAGCGGCGGCAGCTCGACGTCGAGCGCGAAGCGGTTGCCCAGCCGGTTGATCCGCTGCACCTCGCCGCCGAGCGGCGGCGTCAGCTCGCCGCCGAAGTCGATGTAACGCGGCGTCGCGCTGCGATAGGCGACCGTGCCGAGATCGATCGGCATCTCAATACCCCGTCGGGAAGCGGCGTTCCTGCCGCTTCGCGCTCACGTGCAGCGCCCCCGATGCCCCCAGCGTCGCGCCGCGCATCGCCGAAACCTCCCCGATCCGGTTCATCTGTTCGAGCAGGTCGCGCGTCACCACCGCCCCGCGCAGGTCGAAATAGAGCCGCTGGCCGCCGCCGAACGCGGTCTGGTGATCGATGATCACCCCGGGCACCTTCGGAATGAACCGCTCCGGCCCCTTCTCGCCGACCATATACCAGCTCCCCGGGCTGACCGGGCCGCCCGAGGCCTTGCCGCCGCCGAAGGTGAGGATCGGCGCGGTGCCGCCGGTCAGCGACTTGCCCGCACCGCCGGCGCCGCGGCCGAAGCCGAGCAGGTTGCCGATCAGTGTCTGCCCCGGCGAGCGGCCCGAGAGCAGGTCCAGGATCCCCGATTCGATCAGCGCCCAGCCCGCGCGCGAGAAGGCGTCGACCAGCGCGTCGCCGAGGTCCTCTCCGCGCCGGATCGCGTCGAGCAGGTCGCCCACGAAATTCTCGCGGAAGCTGCGCTGGAAATCCTCGAGCCGCTGCTGGTCCTCGCGGCTCAGCATCGATCCGATGTCGGGCCGCTCGAGGTCGGTGATCTTGGTCAGGTCCTCGCGTACCGTCGCGATCGCGTCGATCTGTTCCGGGCTGAGACCGACGATCTCTGGCATCTCGCGCAGGCTGCGCTGGAATTCCGCCATGTCCGCCTGCGCGGCGGCGAAGTCGCGCTGCATCGACGCGGTGACCCTCGGGTCCGCATGCCATTCGTCCGATCCCGCGCGCGGCATCGCCTGCTCGTTGCGCGAGAAGTCGAGCTCGCCAGGGCGCCCGTGCCCGGTCCATTCGTAGTGGAACCGCCCGCCGCTCTCGCGCACGATGCGAAAGCCGCGCAGCCCGGCGGCGTTCGCTGCCGCATAGGCCGCCGCCTCGTTATGGCTGGCCCGTGTCGGATCGAGCGCCTGCCAAGCCTGGTGGCGCGAGGGGCGCTGAAAGCCGTCGAGAGGGGTGAGACCCCGCCGGTGCAGGCCGTGCTGCTGGTCGGCGGTCCGAAAGCCGGTCAGGCCCGCGGCCTGCTGGATGCCCCGGCGCCGCAGCTCGGCCTGGAAGTCGCGAAAGGCCTGCTGGCTCGTTCGCGCGCGCGCGCGTTCCTCGCTCGTGTCCGCATCGATCGCGCCCTCCCCGGATCGCGGGCGGCCGCCGAGCGCCCCCGGGATCTGCTGGCGCATCGCATCGATGATGCCCGCGCTCTGCGCCGCCGTCCGCTGCTGCGGCGAGGGCAGGAACAGGCTCATCATCCCGATCGGGGCGCCGCTGTTCGGCGTGAACTGGTAGAAGAAATCCGCCAGCGCGTCGCGCATGCCGGCGAAGGCGTTGATGAAGGAAGCCGCGAGGATCACCGACTTCTGCTGGACCGAGGCGACGAAGCGATCCCAGGTCTCGTTCGCCTCGGCGAGCGTCTGGATCATGTCTTCGTCGATCACGTTGCCGCTGTCGCGCATCGCCTGCTCGAGCTGGTGCAGGGCGACCCCGCCGTCGCGGAGCGCCGGGACCAGGCTTCCCGAGAGACGGCGGCCGAAGATGTCCGCGAGATTGTCGGCGAACTGGGCCTGGCTGCCTGCCCGCTGCGCCGCCTCGGCAAGCGCGTCGAGCAGCTGCGCCGGATCGCGGATCTCGCCGGCGAGGATCCGGGCCCGGATGCCGAGCCGATCGAGCGCATTCGTCGCCTCGTCGCGCACCCCGTTCTGGACGGCCCCCAAGGTGGCGAGCAGCCTCTGGAACACGCGGTCGACCGTGCCCGCGTCGACCTCGAGCGCGCGGAACGCCTCGGTCAGCGTCTGAAACCGCTCGACCCCGATCCCGGCGCGGTTCGCGGCCGACTCCACGTCGTCGGCGAATTGCGAGATGTTCCGACCCGCCGAGATCACCGCGCCGATGCCGAGCCCGATCCCCAGCGTGCCGAGCACGCCGGCGACGCGGGAGAAGCCGGCGCCCAGCCTTCCGGTCGCCGTGTCGACGCGCGCCAGGTCGGCGTCCATCCGCCGCGTGTCCCGGTCGACCTGCGCGGCGAGCTGCCCGAGGTTGCGCTGGGCGAGCGCGACCGACGCGTCGACCTGCAGCAGCAGCTGTTTGACGTCCGTGCCGAGTGCGGCCATCAATAGCTTCCCATCATAAAGGACTGTTCGATGCGGGGATTTCTGGAAGTCGTGACGACACTTGGGGCGATCTTCGGCGTCCTGCTTCTTGTCTTTGCGTTCACCGCCGCGACTGGCGCCCCTCAGGAGGGAGCGGCCGCGGCGCTCGCCGTCGCCGTCACGGTTATCCCCTACTGCCTGGCCGCCATGGCCGCCCGCCTCGAGATGAGCGAGCGCCAGAAGAAGTCTGAGGCGCTGCTCGAGGAGCTGCTCGGCCAGATCAGGGCGATGCGCGAGGACGGCTTCCGCCGGAAATAACCTACTTCGCCCCGCGCTCGTCGCTCGGCCTGTTCATCGCCCGAAACGTTTCATAGGCGGCGAACCATTCGTGCGGCGTCGCCGCCCTGAACTCGGCGGCCGTCCAGTGGAAGGCGGCTGCCGCGAGACCCATCATCCGCCGGCGCGGGTCTCCGTCTTGATCGCCGGCGTCTTCGCTTCCCCCGAGGCGTCATAGCCCCCGGTCACCGCACCCATCAGCACGACGAGCAATCTCGCGCGGACCCTGGGCGCGCCCGCTTCGTAGATCAGCTCGGCGAGCCGCTTCACGTTCGCCTCTCTGTAGGCGAGGATCCGCTCGTCGTCGGGATGCGCCCGCCCGTAGCCGCGCATCAGGTGGCGCGTGATCGCCGCCATCTCGCCGATGCTGAGCGTTCCCGCATTGGCATCGGCGAGCAGCTGCTCGATCGGGCGGACCTCGCGCTCGATCGCCTCGATCGCCTCGAAATCGGGCCTGAGCCCGTACTCGGCATCGAGCGGGACCTTGATCTCGCCGAAGACGTTGACCTTCGGCCCGCTCTCGTCGGCGGCCTTCTTCTGCCCCATCTTAGGAGAGCTCGTCGACCGTCGGCGCGGCCGCCGCGACGAAGGTGATGCTGGCGCCGACCGGGCTGTTCTGGCTGAGGTCGTTGTCGTCCTGCGTCACGTACATGTCGCATTCGAAGACGACGTCGCCGGGGGTCGCGCCGCTGGCGCCGCCCTTGCGGATCTGGATGCCGATCGGCGAAAGGGTCGACGCGCGCGCCAGATCCCNNTCCATCAGCCGCTCGTAGCCGTTCGCATCAGGCAGATCGGGGATGAAGCTGGCCGGGACCGTGAGGCTGCGGTTGCCCGGGGCCATCGTCCCGTATGGAAAGTCGCTCTTCGTCGACGTGTCGATCGACTGCCCTGAGCGCGAGATCGAGAGCTGCTGGTTGCCCTTGATCTCGTTGTAGGTCCCTGGCGTCGCGCTCTCGATCCAGATGCGATAGTCGTTGCCCAGTTTCTTCGCCATTGCGGCCTCCTCAGTTAAGCCGGTTGCGCGAACAGCGAGAAGCGCTGCACGCCGTAATAGGTGTTGCCGTCGTCGAGCAGCTCGTCGTCGTCGCCCTCGAACACCGGCCTGGTCAGCGAGACACCGGCCTGCGCCGGCAGCTCCTGGTCCTCGATCGCGGCGCTCACCGCCGCCATGATCGGGGTAAGGTGCTCGCGCCCTGGCTTGGTGATCAGGCTCTCGATCTCGAACTCGATCCGGTAGAGCCCGCCGCCCTTGCCGCCCTCGTTGCTCATGTTCATCTTGCCGACGACGACGATCGGCGGATCACGCTCTTCGGGCACATGCTGGTAGACCGGCGCCAGCGCCGTCACCTCGGCGGCGCCGCTCAGCGCCTCGTAGACGGCCACCTGCACCGCCACCCTCAGGTCCGCCATCGCTCAGCCCTCAATCGTCGGTCGCGCCCTGCGCCGCCTTGGCGAGGGTCCGGTCCCAGAAGCCTGCGAGCCGGCCTCCCATCGTGTCGCGCAGCGCCTTGGTCCGCGCGCTCCGCACGAAGGGCCTCGGCGCCTTCGCCGGAACCCTCAGCTGGTAGACGCCGCGCACTCCGCTCTCGAGCGCGCGCTGGCGCCGCCCGATCCGCCGCCCGCCGGCGGCAAGGTGCGCGCCGCGGCGGCTCACCGTCACGGTCTGCGCCCTGCGCCCGACCTCGACGATCCGCGCGTAGAACAGCCGCCGGTTGATAGCCTTGCCGAGCAGGCCGACGCGCAGCCGCATCGAGCCCCGCAGCACCCGCTTCGTCAGCGCGGCCGCGAGTGCGCCGGTCCGCCGCGCCACGTCGGCGCGCTGGGCCGCGAGGATCTGGTCCCCCGCGGTCTCCATCATCGCGACCATCTCGTCGCGGATCGCGTCGGGCATCTTGCGGATCAGCTTGCGGAAGGCGCGGTCGCCCTGGACACGCCGCCTTCCCGCGCGGACCCCGGCGGCGCGGCGGTAATAGCTGCCGCCCCGCCCCGCCACGGCTCAGCCTTCCTTCCTCGCCGCGCCCTTGGCCCGGGTCGATTCCTCCCCGCTCTTCGATCCGCCGTCGCGGCCGTCCTCGTCATGGTCAAGCGGGCCCGCCTTCGTCGGGCGGACCAGGCCGAGCTTCTTCAGCTTTTCCGGGTCCTGGTCGAGATCGTAGGAGAATGTGTCGCCCTTGCTCTTGCTGCCAATGGCGGCGTTGCGGAAGTCGCGGGTCGCGATCACCTTGTTCATCGTCATGCTCCTTGCGGTGTGCTCGTGTCGGCGAGGATCTGCAGCAGCTCGCGCCGCCCCGTCGGATCGCTCGGCGGGGCGAGGATGTTGAGCTCCTGCCCCCGCCACTTGATCTGGTCCCCGGCTCTGATCCCCTCGCGGTAGCGGATCGTGATCCGATAGGTCGCGATCCCCTGCAGCGCGTTGGCGACGACGCTCTCGCGCCCGCTGATCCCGATCACCTCGGCGCGCAGCGCGCCCAGCCCGGTGACCGTCTGCCAGGCCCGCGTGTATCCGCCCTTCCCGGTCGGCGTGTCGTCCCAGCGCCGGATCGCGATAGTCTCGCGCAGCCGCCCCGCCTCGAGCCCGGGCATCAGATCAGGATCCGGCGATAGGGCGCGCAGAGCGCCGCCACGCCCTGCGGCATGTCGGTCGCGATCGTCCCGGTCACCACGGCCTCGCGGTTCGTGTAGAAGTGGCCGAGCAGCAGCTTGACCGCGGCGATCAGCGAGGCCGGGCACAGCCCTTCCTCATACCCCGCCTCGAATGTCACCCGCACGCTCCCGTCCTCGTCATAGGCCGCCGGCCAGCTCGTCCCGATCGCCGGCAGCACTTGCCCGGGATTGCTCTCGCTCCACCGCCAGTCGCCCGCCTCGAGCTCGGCCGCGCCGCCGCTGCCGTCCAGGTAAGCGATCGCAGTGATCGCGGTCACCGGCTCGCGCGGCAGCTCGATCGCCGAGCAGGGGAAGCCACGCACCGCCAGCTCCATCTCGCGAACGGTCAGGATCTGGCTGGTCAGCCGCTCGACGGCATCCTGCGCCGCGCGCGCATAGCTCTCGATCAGCGCGTCGTCGTCGGTGAAGTCCGACTCCACCCGCAGATGCTGCTTCGCCTCGTCGACACTGATCACCGTGTCGATCTCGGCAAGCGGGGTGACGGTCCTGATCGAATATCTCATGGGTCCGTCACCCCGTCGG